TAAAGTCTACGAATGGTACACATCAGGACCAAGACAGCGCTTACAACCGGGGGGAGCAATCATAATTGTCATGACCCGTTGGTCCGTCAGAGATTTGACGGGGCAAATCGTGAAGTCATACACCCAAAGAGAAGGCGCAGATGAGTGGGAAGTCATAGAACTCCCAGCAATCATGCCATCAGGCGAACCATTATGGCCTGAGTTCTGGCCTATTGAGCAATTAGAGGCGTTGAAAGCAGAACTGCCCATTTCTAAATGGTCAGCACAGTATCAACAGGACCCAACATCAGAAGAAGGCGCACTAATCAAGCGCGAATGGTGGAATGAGTGGGACAAAAGCTCCTTCCCGCCTTGCGAAGCCATCATTCAAAGCTGGGATACGGCGTTCTTGAAGACTCAACGTGCAGATTACAGCGCATGTACAACATGGGGTGTGTTTAACTGGCCGGATGAAAGCGGTGTGTCCCACCCCAACCTGATATTGCTGGACGCATACAAGGAAAAGCTGGAGTTTCCAGATCTGAAACGTGCAGCCTACGACAAATACTGGGAATGGGAGCCGGATCAGATGATTGTCGAGGCAAAGGCTGCCGGTTCCCCGCTGATATTTGAGCTTCGGGCAATGGGTATTCCTGTAACGGAGTTCACTCCATCGCGTGGGCAAGATAAAATAGCTCGCGTCAATGCAGTGACAGACCTGTTTGCTAGTGGTAGAATATGGTGTCCGCCTACAAGGTGGGCAGAAGAAGTGGTTGAGGAGTGTGCTGCTTTCCCTGCTGGAGAGCATGACGATTTGGTTGACTCCACCACTCAAGCGCTTTTGAGATTCAGGCAGGGTGGCTGGATTAGATCTTCAATGGATGATTGGGATGACGAACCTAAATACAGAAGACCAACAGAATACTACTAACAATGAACATAGCGGAACATATCGTTTCGTAACTCATGGTGAGATAAAAATTTTTGAAGATACAGGATGGAAAGTGGTCAGTCGAATGGAAGGCTCCCACCACGCCCAGTATTCTGTTATCATGAAAAAGCAAGGCAACCCACAGGATTAATTAAATGGCTGTAGAAAAGCAAATGACCCCAATGGACATTGAGGGTATTGAAGACGAGCAATCTGATATTGATATTGAGATTGTAAACCCTGACGCTGTTTCAATTGAGACGGAAGAAGGGGGGATGGTTATTGATTTCACCGGGGAGGCAGCAGAAGATATATTGGGGCCGGAACATGATGGGAATCTTGCTGAGTTTTTGGAAGACGCCGAACTACAATCCTTGGCGTCCGAGTTGGTTTCAGATTTTAATTCGGACCGTCAGAGCCGCAAAGACTGGGCGAGATCATATGTCAAAGGATTAGACCTACTTGGCATGAAGATTGAAGAGCGTCAGCAGCCTTGGGCTGGCGCATGCGGTGTGTTCCACCCAGTTCTAACAGAATCAGTTGTGCGCTTTCAGGCACAGGCTATGGGAGAAATATTCCCGGCCTCTGGTCCAGCTCGTACCAAGATTATGGGCAAGATGACTCCTGAAAAGTTTGAGCAGTCACAGCGCGTTGAAAACGAAATGAATTATCTCCTGACAGAGGAGATGACAGAGTATCGTGATGAAACAGAGCAGATGCTATTCAAGCTACCGCTCGCAGGTTCAGCCTTCAAAAAAGTTTACTATGATCCATTGATGGAGCGTCCATGTGCAATGTTCGTTCCAGCGGAAGACTTTGTTGTCTCATACGGCGCTTCTGATCTTATGACATGCCCTCGCTATACGCATGTCATGAAGAAAACCCCAAATGAAATTGTAGAGCTTATGGTCAATGGCTTTTACCGTGACATTGATCTTCCAGATCCTGAGCCTGACTACTCTGACATTCAGGAAAAATATGACGAGCTTGATGGAGATGAAGCAATCATTGAGGATGATGATCGCTACACCCTTCTGGAAATGCATGTAGACGTTGATCTGCCGGAACCGTTTGATGATCCAGACGGAATCGCTCGACCATATGTTATCACCATCGATAAATCATCAAGGGAAATTCTTGCCATTAGGAGGAACTGGTATGAAGATGATCAGAAGAAAAAGAAGCGTCAGCACTTTGTTCACTATCGGTATTTACCGGGCCTCGGATTTTATGGGACGGGCCTTATCCACCTTATCGGTGGTTTGGCAAAATCTGCGACATCCATCCTGCGGCAGTTGGTTGATGCTGGCACATTGTCTAACTTACCGGCTGGCCTTAAAGCTAGGGGTCTTCGCATCAAAGGTGATGATTCGCCTCTCATGCCGGGTGAGTTCCGTGACGTTGACGTACCGGGGGGTGCGATACGCGACAGCATTACTTTCATTCCTTACAAAGAACCGTCATCAGTCTTGTACCAATTGCTCGGTAACATTGTCGAGGAAGGTCGTAGGATAGGATCTGTTGCCGATATCCAGATTGGTGACATGAATAACCAAGCCCCAGTGGGTACAACGCTCGCTTTGCTTGAGCGTAGCATGAAGGTTATGTCTGGTGTTCAGGCCAGACTTCATGCAGCTATGAAGAACGAGCTGCGTATCTTGGCAAAGATTATTCATGACTATATGCCTGAAGAATATGCCTATGAAATGGATGGGGACTTTGACCGCAAAGAAGACTTTGATGGTCGCATTGATGTAATTCCGGTTTCTGATCCAAACGCATCAACTATGTCACAACGGGTCATGCAGTATCAGGCGGCGCTTCAGTTAGCACAGCAAGCGCCACAGCTTTATGATATGGGTAAGCTTCATCGCCAGATGCTGGAGGTTCTTGGCATTCAGGATGCGGCTGATATTGTGAAGCTTCCAGATGAAATCAAGCCAGCAGATCCCGTGACAGAAAACATGTCTATCTTGAAACAAGAGCCAATCAAGGCGTTCATGTATCAGGACCATGCAGCTCATATCAGCGTTCACATGTCTGCAATGCAGGATCCAAAAATGCAGGAGCTTGTTGGCCAGTCACCATTTGCCAGCGCAATTCAAAGCGCTTTCGCTTCTCACATTACCGAGCATGTGGCCATGCAGTATCGTGTTGAGATCCAGAAAATGCTTGGTGTTGAACTTCCAAATCCAGAAGCTCCATTGCCGGAAGACATTGAGATTCAGGTAAGCCGCATGGCGGCAGAGGCAGCAGCAAAGCTTCTCCAGAAAGATCAGGCGGAAGCACAGCAGAAGCAAGCACAACAGCAGCAGCAAGATCCTTTGACCCAAATCCAGCAACGCGAGCTTGCCATTAAAGAACAGGAACTTCAGCACAAGATCCAGATGGATACAGCAAAGCTTCAGATTGAGGCGCAAGCTAAAATGGAAAACATTGAGCTTCAGAAAGATCGCCTTGAGTCTGAAGAGAAGCGAGATGGCGCAAGGCTTGGAGTCAAGATTGCTCAAGAGCTTGACAAAAACAAGGAAAAGGCAATATCAGAAGGAACTAAAATTGGACTTCAAATGGCAAGGGAGCTGACAAATGGCGGAGACAATGTATAGCCCGTTAAAGGATAAGATCAGAGACTACATGAATAGCGCGGCAGATCATCTGGCGTGTGGAGGTGCCACAAACTTTGATGAGTATCAAAGGATGGTTGGCAAGATAGAGGCCTTGGCTCTGATAGAAAGAGACATCTTGGACCTCGAAAAACATTATGAAGAAGATTAGTCCCCAAGGACTTCCGGGGCGGTCAACCCTAGTGTATATTGTAAACGTGGAGACTTACGGGTAGGACCCGCTAGGTAACTGTGAGCCTATAATCACTGCAAGGAAATCAGATGTATTCTGCAAGCAAAGAAGTCGGCCAAGAGGTCGCATCCAAAATACCAGAACCTTCTGGCTACAAGCTCTTAATTAAACCATTGGAAGTTAAGGAAAAAACCGATTCAGGAATCTATATGCCTGATGCTCTAAAGAATGCAGAGCAGACAGCATCTGTAATTGGTTTTGTTGTGAAAGCTGGCCCTGATGCTTATGGAGATCAGGATAAGTTTCCCAACGGTCCTTACTGCAAAGAAGGCGACTTTGTAATCTTCAGATCTTATTCCGGCACACGGTTTAAGATTGAGAAACAAGAGTTTCGCTTGATTAACGATGACACCGTTGAAGCGGTTGTCTCTGATCCGAGAGGTTATACAAGAGCATGAACGAGCCAGAAGAAAAAATGGAAATAGATCTAGACGCCTCAGAAGATCTTGAGTTGGAGATCGTAGACGATACTCCAGAAGAAGATAGGGGAAAAGCGCGGAGAGCAAAGGATGCTGACCCGCAAATACCCGAAGATGATGAGGTAGCAAACTACAGCGAAAACGTACAGAAACGCTTCAAACAAATGAAGTGGGAGTACCATGAGGAGCGCCGCGCAAAGGAAGAGGCGGCTCGTCTTCGGGAAGAAGCTGTAAAATATGCCCAAAGCGTTTACGCTGAAAATCAAAAGCTAAGGCAAACATTATCTCAAGGGGAAAATGTTTTGCAAGACCAAGCCAAGCGCAGGGTTGAGGCAGAGATAGAGCGGGCAAGATTTAATTATAAAACTGCTTACGAGTCAGGTGATCCAGATGAGATCATCAAAGCTCAGGAATTACTAACACAAGCTCAAGCAGAAAAAATGAGGCTTGAGAGCTATGTTCCTGTGCATCAATATGATCCTAGGCAAGAGCAAACAACTCACATACAGCCACAACCACAGCAGCCAAAAGTTAAGAAGCCTGACGCAGCAGCGTTAGAATGGCAGAATGAAAACCAGTGGTTTGGTAATGATGATGAAATGACTGGGTATGCGCTAGGCTTACATGAAAGCTTGGTCAAGAATGGGGTAAACCCAAACAGCCCAGAGTATTATGACCGCATTGACGAATCAGTTCGCAAGCGGTTTCCAGACAAGTTTGACGGACAAGACATTGAGGTGGCACGGTCTCGTCAAACTGGTTCCGTGGTTGCCCCCGCAAAGCGAAGTGCAAAAAAACCACGCAGAGTGCAACTTACCTCAACGCAGGTCGCCCTCGCCAAGCGACTTGGCCTGAGTCCAGAACAATATGCGGCGCAACTCTTGAAGGAGGCATCTTAATGTCTGATAGAACCCCACGCTCAAATGAGTCCCGCGACAAAGCGGAACGTAAAAAATCTTGGCAAAGACCAACAATGTTGCCTGATCCCGAACCACGCGAAGGTGTAAGTTACCGCTGGGTTCGCACATCTACCTTGGGTCAGAACGACAACACCAATGTTTCGTCTAAATTTCGTGAGGGTTGGACGCCAGTCAAGGCAGAAGATCATCCAGAATTACAAGTGTTGCCTGATATCGATTCCCGATTTGAAGGTAATGTTGAGGTTGGAGGATTGCTACTTTGCGAGAACTCAACCGAATATGTAGAAAGCCGTAGAGATGCCCATACTGAGATGAATAAAACTCAGATGGACTCTGTTGATAACAACTATCTACGTCAATCTGATCCAAGGATGCCAGTTCTGAAACCAGAACGAAGCACCAAAATATCGTAGTATGCACCAAGTGGCGCATACTGAAAATGAAATCGAGTAGAATAGAAGGAGAGACAAAATGTCTTCAGTAGCTGCTCCCTTCGGTCTGCGCCCGATTGGTCGTTTGGATAATGGTTCACAGGAAGTTTTCCGCCAGTATCCTATTGCTTCTGCCTACAACACTAATATCGCCATGGGTGATATTGTACAGCTTGTAGACGGCGGCACTGCAACGACCATCGAAAAGCAGTCCGCAACTGGCGATGATACCACAGCCATCGATATGGTTGGTATTTTCATTGGTTGTAAATACACAGACCCAAATACTGGGCAACTCACATTTAGCCAGCTTTGGCCTGCAAACCTTGTTGCGTCAGATGCAATGGCATATGTGGTTGATGACCCTAATGTTCTTTTTGCCATTCAGGCAGATGGCGCACCAACCAACATTGGTGACATCTATGGAAAGAACACCCTGCTAGTTCAGACCGCGCCAAACACCACGCTGAAAATCAGCCGTGTTGCTTTGGATATTTCTGAGCTGGATACAGATCCTCAAAACCCAATTCGTATCATCGATTACCTCGGTGGCGATCAGGGCGATGAGAAGGGTACAGCCTATCCGATTCTGGTGTGTAAGTTTAATTACCATCAGCACACATCAACAACTGGTTCAGCATAAGGAGTGTAACTGATGGCTATTTCACGCGCACAACTTCTGAAGGAACTGTTGCCCGGTCTTAATGCACTGTTCGGTCTTGAGTACCAAAAGTACGAAAACGAGCATGCAGAAATTTACGAAACTGAAACTTCAGAGCGTAGCTTTGAAGAGGAAGTAAAACTTTCAGGTTTTGGCGCTGCGCCAGTTAAGCCTGAAGGTTCAGCGATTTCTTACGACAATGCACAGGAATCCTTCACTGCTCGTTACAACCACGAAACGGTTGCAATGGGCTTCTCAGTGACGGAAGAAGCTATGGAGGATAACCTCTATGATGCTCTTTCTGCCCGCTACACAAAAGCTCTGGCTCGCGCCATGGCATACACCAAGCAGGTTAAAGCTGCGTCTCTGCTGAACACAGGTTTCACAACCTTCACCTCTGGTGATGGCGTTACCCTGTTCAATACAGCGCACCCAACTGTTGCTGGCGGTAACAATGCAAACCGTCCAACTGTAGCAGTTGACCTGAACGAGACCTCATTGGAAGATGCGGTCATCAACATTGCAGCGTTCACTGACGAGCGTGGCCTGTTGATTGCAGCTCGCCCACGCAAGCTGATCGTTCCACCTGCATTGATGTTCGTTGCAACTCGTCTGCTACAGACAGAACTGCGTGTCGGCACAGCCGATAACGATCTCAACGCCCTGCGTTCAAACGGTTCGATTCCAGAGGGCTATCGTGTCAATCACTACCTGACTGACAATGATGCGTTCTTCCTGACAACCGATGTTCCAAACGGCATGAAGCACTTTGTCCGTACACCAATGTCAACATCTATGGATGGTGACTTTGATACAGGCAACGTCCGCTACAAAGCCCGTGAGCGTTACAGCTTCGGCGTTTCAGATCCTCTTGGGGTCTACGGTTCTCCGGGCGCTTAATTGCTTTGAGACAGAACTTTTGACTGGGCGGCTTTCGGGCCGCCCTTTCTTTGTGTATAATGAATATGAACCTTGACAGTAAAGTTCACTTGAACTTTCTGACATTAGCCAAGACAAGGAGTTCCTCATGGCTTTATCTACTTTCTCAGGACCAGTCCGTTCAAATAACGGCTTCCAAATCCCCGTTGTAACAACCGCAAATTTGCCAGCATTTGGTGATGTCGCAGTCGGTACTGTCTACATGGTCAGCGACAATGGCGCTGGCGACAACGAGTATTGCATTGTGATCAACACAGGCGCTGCATGGGTAACTGCCGTTGGTGCTGCTCTTACATAATAGGAGTACACAATGTCCCAATCTGATGTATTTGCAGTAACTAACACGGCAGACGGTACAGTGTATGCTGGCCGCGCCCGTGTGCGTCAAATTCAGGTAAAAACAGACACAACAGGTTCCCCACAGATTGTTTTAAAAGATGGCGGATCCGGCGGCACAACGCTGCTGGATTTGTCATTTGGCACAACCGATACATTTTCGGTAAACATTCCTGATAACGGAATCCTGTTTGAGACTGATGTATATCTGGATCTTACAGCTTGTCTTAGTGTGACAACATTCTTGTCGTAATGGAGTTATCGAATGGCTGAAAAAAGCTCAATATCTCGATTTGGGACATCTGAGCCATTCGAGCTTCAGGCTGCTCGCAGTCAGATATCGTTTCACAAAACATTGTTTAAGTATGGATACAATCCAAACATAATCAATGTTGACGAAACCATATGGGACGGTGGCGGCATATATGCATACCCGGCTGCTGCGGCGATTATGTATGTTTCGTCCAGTAGTGCAAATGATACCTCTGCCGGTACTGGGGCTAGAACGGTTTTAGTTAGCGGCCTTGACGCAAACTATAACGAAGTTGAAGAAACTGTAACACTCAACGGTCAAACTCAGGTTGCTACAACCACAGAGTTTTTGCGTGTGTTCAGATCATATGTTGAAACAGCCGGTTCAGGCGGAACAAATGCTGGTGATATTTACATAGGAACTAGCGGCGCATCATCCGGTGTTCCAACGGGTGCATACTATGCAAAGATAACAGCGAGTGAAGCTCAAACGCTTATGGCTGTTTATACAGTGCCAGCGGGGAAAACCCTTTATATATCACAGGGTATAGCAACACACGGCACAGGAACATCTGGTGGCGTCTATATGACAATAAGATTCATGGTAAAGCCAAGCGGCGGAGTCATGAGAACGCAAGTCAAGATTGATGTTACAGAGAGTGAAATCATTTACCCATTTTACTATCCTATAATAGTTACAGAAAAGTCAGACATAGAGGTCCGTGCAATTTGTAACAAGAACCAAGCTAATGCGGTGTCTGCTTCATTTGATGGAGTTTTGGTAGATAATGCCTAGTAAACATCCCGGCGTAAATCGTCTACCCGGAGGCGGTATTGAGTATAGAGGGAAGAAGTTCGCGGGGTTTAATAAACCGCGCAAGTCGGACCGCGCAGGCAAGAAGGGCATGGTCCTCGCCAAAGAAGGAGAGAAAATTAAGCTCATCCATTACGGCGATTCCTCAATGGGACACAACTACTCCCCAGCAGCGAGAAAAAGTTTTAAAGCAAGACACGCCAAGAATATCGCCAAAGGAAAAATGAGTGCTGCTTATTGGGCAGATAAGAAACTATGGGCTGGTCCGGGTGGCTCTAAGAAGTCACCCCCTAAATCCCAGAAGCATGTAAAGAAGGGAAAGTAAAATGGGTGCAGGTGGCGGATACCAACAACCTATGGGCAAGGGCGGTGGATACCAGCAGCCCATGAGTTATGGCCAACCTTATGGAGGCGGCAAGGGAGGTCAGCGCTTGCCTCAGCAGGGACCCCCAAACGTTACTGATGGTCAGTACAGACCATACACACCTAATAGTGGTCAATCCCCTTACGGCCCGTTTGGTGGGCCTATACCGCGCGCGGGAATGTTTGACGGTCGCCGTGAGCGTCCAGAGTTCCAGCCAGTGGCAGAGCCTGCGTTCCCTAGGTTCCCAAGCGCGTATGACAGAGATCCGGCGAGCAATTCTAATATCGGTGTTCCTGCGTTTAGGGACATACCTGAATACAGAGCGCTCCAAGACGCCAGACAAAGACAAAGAGAAGAAATGCAAAACCTTCAAAATGCCTTTAGGCAAACTGGTCAGTATCAGGACTATATGAGGGAACTTCCCCCGATGCGTCCCCAAAAAACTCCTTTTAATCAAGACCCGCGTGGAATGCCTTCTTTTAATCCTGTGGAGCTTGAGGCCTTGGGGATCAGGCCGACTATGCCTCCGCGCAGAGGCGGTAGTTTTGTTGAGATGTATGGTCCCGCATCGCAAAACCCTTTGCAAAGGGTTCCAAGAGATCCTCAACCGATAGCGGCCCCAGTAAAGGGTGGCATTCAGCCAGCAGTTCTGCAAACACAAACCGGCGGACCTAAACTTGATCCTAGATTAATGTCTATGCTAGGAGGTTAGTTATGGGCATGGGCAGTGGAAACTTCGGCAACCTTATAGGTAATATTGCCAACAAGGGCGGGGCCGCTGGCGCTCCTGCTTTTAATCCAATTCGACCAAATTTGCCTTACGCTAATGATCCATACAGGCCAAACAATTCATATGCTTCTGGCCCATCATATGGGAATTATCAACTACCTTATAACTCAGGACCGTTTGGCTCGAATTACATCCCAACACCGGGAGGTGGTGCGTTTGGTCAAAAGGGTGGGACAATGAGTCCCGGATTTGCGCCACCATCTTATGGCGTGATGATGAATACGCTTAACTATGGGCGCTACCCCGGTTCTGGTATTGGGTACTATGACCCGACCCCAGAGCAAAACTATAACCCAAGCAGAATGTCTCCTTCATCAGGAAAGGGTGGGCAGCCACCCGGTGTATACCCACCAAACCCACCGATGCCGGGTCCTCCAGCTAAGGGTTTGCCAACACCTGCTGTTCAGCCAATTCAACCAAAGGGTGGGGCTTTCTAATGGTTGAAAAGGTAGAGGTAACATTAGCTAGATTAGAAGAGCGCATAGGGCAGCTACAGGATGAAGTGCGCCATGTGCATAAAGAGGTGTCAGATCTAAAGGCTCAGGCTAATAGATGGAAGGGGGCCTTCTGGGTAATGGTAGCTATTGGCGGTATAGTTGGAACTATAGCCCATCTTTTTCTTGGGTGGGTCAAGTGACTATATCTAGATCAGGCATGGGCAGTCAGTTATGGGGTAATAAAATGCCGTTAACTAAAAAAGGCAAGAAGGTCATGAAGTCCATGAAAGGGCAGTATGGCGAAAAGAAAGGTGAGCAAGTTTTTTATGCCACCAAAAACAAAGGCAAACTTAAAGGTGTGGATATGAAAAAAGCAAAGAAGTATAAAGGTGGCGGTGATTTGTTAGCAAACCTCTCTCCGGCTTATAGCCTGATGAAGGGCAAAGGTATGTTTAACGACATGATCAAGGGCGGCGGTATTGCTGGCATGTTAGCAAAAGGTCTTGGGAAAGATGATGAAGAAGAGGTTGTGGCCTCAGCCGCAGCTCCTTCAGCGGCGCAGCCTACTGGCGGAATGGCTGCTGCTCCAAAGATGATGGCAAGTGGTGGAGCTGTAAAGCGTAGCCGCCCCATTGATGGAATTGCTACAAAAGGCAAGACCAAGGGTCGCATGTGCTAATGGAACGGAAGTCAGTGACAGCCCCAAAAGGTTCATAAGTAAATGGCAAAGAAGGTAGAAAATGTTCGTATCAAGCGGAAACGGATTCGCCGTCCCGGTCAGCACAAAAAAAATGTCAATAAGCGAAACAAACAAAAAGACTTCTTCGGTTAGGGTGCATTGCAAAAAGTGTGATCGTTGCGGCCAAGAGCTAAGAAGTGTATTTGTTCATGGGCATGAGCAATGCTTGTCCTGTGGTCAAGTTGTATATGATTGTTGTCAAGGAGAGGTTTCATGCGAGCAGCAAAAATGATGTGTGCTAGAAATGGGAAGAAGCCAATCGCAATGAAAGCTGGCGGAAATCCTGTGGCAAAAAGTTTATCAAGTCCAGCGCTAAAACCAAAGGTTGTTAAGTCAAAGAAAGGCAAGGGCGCGTATACAAGGAAGGGCAAGTCCCTTCCTATGTCTTCTGGTGGGTCTTCTAATTTAAGAACAGGCTCCAAAAGAAATGATGAGTTACAGTTAACAAAATCTGGAATGCAAACCCAGTTTCTTGATTCTCTTGCTTCAGCCTCACCATCAGAAGCTAGAGAGGAGAGAATGGCTAGAAGAAGAAGAGTCAAATCGGATCAAAAAAGATTAGCTGGTGACTCCGCAAAAACACCAGCAGCGTCCTTAAAGGGGGAGCAAACAAAAGACGCAAAACGTTTAATTGATATAAAGCGCCGTCAGAAAACAGAATCTGCTGTAAGAAAGAAAAAAAGCGAAATCTCTCGCAAGGGCAGAGCTGGGGGTGGTAAGTCTGTACTGGGCGGAATAACAGGAATGCCAGCCGGTCCATCCAACCCTCGTAGAAAATTAAAAATGCTGAAGTCTGGCGGTCAAACAAAGTCAAAGGTAAATGAAGCCGGAAATTACACCAAGCCATCTATGAGAAAGAATTTATTTAACAAGATTAAGTCTGGCGGCAAAGGTGGTAAGCCCGGACAGTGGTCAGCTCGCAAAGCTCAAATGTTAGCTCAACAATACAAGGCTGCTGGCGGTGGGTACAGAGACTAATGGAAAAACAAATTATGACTGGCTTGATGGCTATCATGATTGGCCTTGCAGGCTGGAACCTCAAAACAACCCACGACCTGACTATTACTGTTAGCAATATGCAGGTTAGCCATGCCGATAAAGACGCCATCCAAAGCATGAAGATGGCAATTCAGAGGTTGGAGCTACTTTTGTTGCAGGATCAATGATTGAGTTTTTACTTGTTGTCTATATGGGGCAGGGCATTATAGATCAGACTCAAAGATTTGTAGATATAGATAGATGCTTGTACTTCGCGGAAAGGTTATCTAACCAAAGACCAATAAAGACGGAAGGGAGATCAGTCAAAATAACGGCAATCTGCAAGCCAGTGCCAAGATAGGAAAAGACATGATCGCTGAAACCTTAGCAGGTATTGCCCTTTTTAAAAGTGCCGTCAGTGGAATTAAAAGCGCTATAGGCACAGCTAATGACATTGGTGAGATAGCTGGTTTCATAGACAATTTGTTTGAGGGCGAAAAACAGGTACAGCAAGAGAGAAGTAAAAAATCTGGCGTTGGTGGTGTAGGTGATCAATTTGGTGTAAAATCAGTAGCAACTGAGATTATCAATGCAAAGCTCGCACAAGAGCAAATGCGTGAGATAGCGTCAATGATCGATATGAGATTTGGCCACGGCACTTGGAAGGGCATAACGGAAGAAAGAGCAAAGAGAATAAGAGAAGCGAAAGAAGCTGAAATCGCTGCTCGCAAAGAGATGCTTAGAAAGGCTAAAGAGACGGAAGAAACTATAAAGATGGCTGTCGGCTTATTTGTTATTCTTGCAGTTATAATAGGATTCTTTTTGTTCTTGATGGTTTCGATAGCTAAAGCAATGGGAATTTAGGGAAGGTCATGCCGTTAAAGAAATCTCAGAAAAGCCTCAAAGCTTGGACAAAACAGAAGTGGACAACAAAGAGTGGCAAGCCCTCCACGCAAGGGTCAAAAGCAACCGGAGAACGTTATCTACCGGCATCAGCTATTAAAGCCCTCTCGTCTAAGGAATATGCGGCCACCACGGCCGCTAAAAGAAAAGGAACTAGAGCTGGTAAGCAGTTCGTCCAACAGCCTAAAAAAATACAGGCTAAGGTAAAAAAACATAGGAAGGTTAAGTAATGGCTGTTGTAACACCAGATCTGCCAGAAATATTTGAAGAGGCGTTTGAACGCGCTGGTCTGGAGTTGCGGTCTGGCTATGACTTAAAGACTGCTAGGCGCAGCCTTAACCTATTAACATTGGAGTGGCAAAACCGTGGACTTAATTTGTGGACTATCGATGCTGGCACACAAGCTCTCACAGCAGGCACAGCAAGCTATACAATGCCTTCGGACACTATTGACCTCATTGAGCATCAAGTGCGGCAAGGTACTGGGACAAATCAAATCGACACTAGTCTTGAGCGCATCAGCGTTTCTACATACGCTCAACAAACTAACAAAAACACTGAAGGACGCCCTACTCAAATCTTTGTCGAGCGCTTGGCGACTTCTACGCAAGTTACTCTGTGGCCTGTGCCGGATAGTAATAGCTATTCTCTCGCGTATTATCGACTTCGTGGAATCGATGGCCTTGCGTCTGGAGTAACAGGCACTGCTGACATGCCGCCAAGGTTTGTGCCTTGTTTGGCTGCTGGCCTTGCTTACTACATTGCAAGCAAGAAGCCTGAGTCAACTGGTCGTGTGCCAGCATTAAAGCAAGAGTATGAGTTTCAGTTTGAGTTGGCGGCAGGGGAAGACCGTGACAGCTCATCAATTAAGTTTGTGCCATATGATACATTCTATTTGGGCGGCTCCTAATGTCTTACGCAAAAGCTAAATACGCCTTTGGCTTCTGTGACAAAACCGGGTTTAGGTATCCCCTAAAAGATTTGGTTGATGAGTATAACAATGGGACAAGGACGGGGTTCCGCGTTGGCAGAGATGTTGTTGACCCGGATCACCCGCAAAACTTTTTAGGCAGGGTAAAGATCAACGATCCGCAGTCTCTGCAAAACCCAAGGCCAGACACATCGCATGATGGTTTGTTTGGTTTTAATCCTGTGGGCAACCCTGCCCAGTATTTAATAGGACAGGTTGGAACCGTCCTAGTGACAACAAACTAGAGGTGCGTTATGCCAGTTAAAATTAGAGAGCTAGATCCTAAAACAGGTAAGCCAAAAAACAAAATGCCTTTGCCAAAGCCAAAGCCTCGCCATGCCAATCCCAAGCATCCAATGAATACGGAGCGCACAGGGCCTTTGCGTAAAGCGGCTGGCGGGTCCATGAAGATTAAATCAGGAGACACACTGTCTCAAATTGCCAAGTCAAAAGGACTTACCCTAAAGGCGTTATTGGCTGCCAATCCAAATATTAAAAACGCTAACAAGATTCGTGTTGGACAAAGCATCAATATTCCGGGCGCGACTTCCGGCGCTGGCGCTAAGTCAAGCAATCCATATGCTGGCATGACAAAGACCCAGATGAACATGATGGATGTTAAGAATAAAGATACTCGCAAGCAGGAAGCGGTTACTCGCGGTATGCAGGCTCAAGGCAAAATGGGCGGTCAGCGAACCCCAACCAAGACTAGCAAAAACTCACAACTAGATGAGTTGCGCTCACGCATCAAACGTGCGGCAGCGGCAAAGAAAGCGGCTCCCAAATCATCTCCTAAAGCGGCACCCAAAAAATCAGCCCCAAGCATGAGCGGAATGCGGGATGATGATTACGCGGCAAGAAGTGGTGGCATGATGAATAAAAAAGTTATGGCTTATAGGAAGGGCGGCGTAATGCGTGGTACAGGTGCCGCTACTAAAGGCAAGGGCTTTTCTGGCTGCTATTAATAGGAAGAAGTTCAAATGAACTATTCACAACTTGTACAAGCCATTCAGGACTACACTGAAAATGATGAGGCAACCTTTGTCTCTCAGATACCAACGTTTGTCCAGCAGGCGGAGCAGCGTATTAATAGATCGGTAATGATACCGGATCTAAGGAAGAACGTTGCTGGTGTTTTAACAAGCGGCAATAGGTTCTTGGCAACGCCTTCTGATTTCTTGGCTGTGTTTTCACTTGCGGTTATTGATGCTACTAATGATTATCATTTCCTTTTGCATAAGGATTTGAACTTTATCAGAGAGGCTTATCCAGCTACAGCAACACAGGGTCTTCCTGTTCATTACAGCATATGGGATGACACATCATTTATCGTGGGGCCAACACCTGATATAGACTACAATGTGCAGCTTCACTATTACTACGACCCTCAGTCCATTGTCACAGCATCAACAAGCTGGATAGGTGACAATGCTGATACTGTTCTTTTATACGGCAGCTTGATTGAAGCTTACACTTTCATGAAGGGCGACCCTGATATTCTCACATTGTACACAACGCGCTATAATGAAGCATTGCAACAACTTGGACAGTTGGGCGATGGAAGAAATAAGCGCGATAACTACAGAGATGGAACGCCAAGGATTGAAATGTAATGTTTGAAGCCATAACAATGGATGTGCCGGAAAGCCCAATAGTAACTGTTGGGACTACAAGCAATAGGGGCATGTCCCCGGAAGAGGTTGCGCGTTTATGCGTTGACAAGCTGATGTCTGTGTCTGATACGGCACCGCCAGCTATTAAAGATCAGGCTCAAGCTTTTAAGTCTGATATGGAAAAGGTGGTAGCCTATTATATGCGGCAAGCTATCAAGAGCGACAGAACTACCATTTACAACAAACTGATGGATGCAAGTCATCCTGAACTTGCCGAAGCGATAAGGAGACTTTGACATGGCGATTACACAAGCAATGTGTACTTCCTTCAAAAAAGAACTGATGGAAGCCAAACACAATTTTTTAGCCTCTGGCGGCAATACATTTAAGTTAGCTCTGTATACTAGCAGCGCTACCCTAGACGCCACCACAACGGCTTATACGGTCACTAACGAGGCATCTGGCACAGGTTATACTGCTGGTGGTGCTGCGTTGACTAACATTGACCCAACAACATCAGGAACAACAGCGTTCACTGACTTTGCTGACCTCACATTTAGCACAGCAACAATCACTGCTCGCGGCGCATTAATTTATAATGACACCGCTGCTGGCGATCCGTCTGTAATCGTGTTGGACTTTGGCGCAGACAAAACATCAACCGCTGGCGACTTCACAATTTCGTTCCCAACTGCTGACGCATCTAACGCAATCATTCGTATTGCCTAATAGGTATTAGGCATGTCTAGCATTACCGGATGGGGTAGAGGCACTTGGGGTGAAGGCCCGTGGGGTGAAGCTGCCCCCGTAGTCGTAACTGGTGAATCTGCCACTGGTGCCGTAGGTAGCGTATCCGTATCTGGTGATGCTAACTTATCGGTTACTGGCGAGTCAGCCACAGGCGCTGTTGGGTCTGTAGTTGTATCCGCTGATGCTAATGTTCCAGTAACTGGTGAGCAGGCTGTATCTGGAATTGGATCAGTCACTGTCACTGGCATTGCCAATGTATTCGTTACTGGGGAAAGCGCCACTGGTAATGTCGGCTCTGTAACTGTAGCCGCTAATGCCAATGTTCCTGTTACTGGGTTATCAGCGACAGGTAATGTTGGGTCTGTAAACGTTACAGGAGATGCGAATGTATCTCTGACTGGCGTTTCTTCAACTGGCGCAGTTGGTGATGTTACAGTATCTGCCGATAGTAACGTAAGCGTTACTGGAGAGGTGGGTACATCTGCTGTTGGAGCTGTATCAGTAACGGCAGATTCAAATGCTTCAGTTACTGGTTTAGAGGCAACATCCTCTATTGGGTTTGTAACGGTCACTGGTGATGCAATTGTTTCCCCAACTGGGGAGTCTGCTACTGGCGCTGTAGGAACTGTAATAGTTAAGTTCGGCGTTATAGTTTTGCCGACAGGCGTTTCTGCCACTGGGGCCGTAGGCACAGTTTCAACATCTGCTGGTGCTGTTGTTAGCGTTACTGGCGTTTCTGCTACAGGCAATGTAGGCGTGGTATTGGTGTGGGGTGAGATTGTGCCAAACCAAAATCCATCGTATAATACAATCAATAGCAGCCAGTCTCCGGGGTGGTCAGATGTTAATAGCTCTCAATCTCCTACTTGGAACACAATAGCTGCATAGGAAAGAATTATGGCAAGTACATATACCACTAATATTGGAATTGAAAAACCAGCTACCGGAGATCAGTCGGGTACTTGGGGTGAAACCACCAATACAAACTTTGATATCATTGATCAAGGAACCAATGGTGTAGCTGTTGTTACATTGGCCTCTGCTGGCACTTCTGGCTCTCCTAACAGTTTACCTATTTCAAACGGCGCACTGTCTGATGGGCGCAATCGCTTTATTGAGTTTAATGACGGTGCGGATCTAGGCGCAACAGCTTATGTGCAGCTTGATCCAAACGATGCCGAAAAGATTGTACAC